CTGGGTGGTGTCAACATGGTTACTGACCTTGCACCAGCATTAAGAGATAATTCTTGTACCAGTTCTGCAACTCTTCTACCAGCTGTATCATTATCTTGCCATAGTATAATTTCTTTACCTTGCAATGGAGAGAAGTCATACTGTGAAGCTGACTTCTTTGTAAGCATACCAGCTCCACCCATTGTACAGGTTGCTGTATGTCCTATGTTATTAAGTGCATCAGCACATTTCTCGCCTTCTACCCATATAATTTTATCAGAAGCAGAAATGTTCGGGATATTATACAAGGGTCTGACATCAGGCATACGAGGATATGGGTGGTCGCCAGTAAACTGCCTGAACTCTTTCTTTGGTTTACCATGAGAGTCTAGTACAGGATTGCCAGCACCATCACGAACTAGGTACTTTCTTACCAAACAGATCGTGTTACCATCTGAATTTAAGTATTTGTACTCAGCATCATAAGGTGTCTGGTGATTTATTTGTGGCTTAACTGGGTTTGCTGGTACATCTTCCCGAACAAAACTTCGGGGTTCATCTATGTATTCTGCAAACATCTCTTTGATTTCAGGTAGTCGTAACCCTTGACCCTCCATCAATATCTTAACGATACCTCCGACACCGACACCACCATTAAAATCCTGACCCTTCATAAAGTATGGACTGCGTGGATTAATATCTATCTTCAGGGATTTACCTGATTCGCCATATAATGACCCGATAGAAAACTCATCACCACGGGTTGTACCATGTGGAAACGTCCTCTTCAGAACATCTATTTGCACTTGTCTTGGAACTTTTTCGCTAATTAATTCAACAAGTTCGTTGCCTGACATATTCTTTTTGTTACTATCGAATGGTAGTACTCTCATTTTCTAACTCCCAACATTTCTTTCTAAACTCGCACATTTTACACGCAAAATAGTCTGAATTAACAGCTATGCGTGGTAGTATTTCATTATGTTCTACAGCTTTTAAAATGTCTACAGCCTTGTCGCTAACTTGCTGTGCCAACATTTTATTGAACGGAACCAACTCAAAATATATTTGACATGTATTTTTATTGACCACTGTAAACAAAGCAGGATTACTTAAATCCATATATGCTTGGTACAGAGCTATTTGAGCTGCATAAACAGGGTTGACCTCGCTGACCCCTTTCCGAACAAATTCATTAAAACTTTTATCATTCGCTGATTTACATTCCCATAATGCAGGATATGCCATATCAACAGATCCACCACAAATGACACCATCTATGTGACCTTTGATCTTATCATCAGCTATAGAGAAGCCATATTGCTTTCCATTTTTATCAGAACTCTTTAAATCAAAGCCAGCATTATATAACCAACCATGAGCCATGTCCTCAATCACATGACCAAATTCAAAGATACGCAATACTTTTGAACTAAAGTTTTTTTCAACATCAGGTTCAACACCCATATAACGATACTGTATCTTTCTTGAACAGGGATCGCCTAAAGATGAAGCACCTAAATAGCTTCTCTTTTCTCTTTTTTTATTTTGTTCTTGAATACTATTGTCAACAACTTCTAGTATTTTGCTACAAACATCATTGCTTTTTGAATTTGAGCCAGATGTCTGCCAAATAAGTTTCGTTAAACTCATGTTCTAAATCCCCTATCTCTTCTTTACAAAGCATAATTAAAACTAAAATCTTTTCTTCGTCTAATTCTGATAATCTTGTGTTCCAACCAAACTTTCCAAACAACCACCCTATAGACTTTAATGAATTGTCGGATCGTTTTGATTGAACATTGTTTGATACTTCCACCGATCTTCCTCCTTTGCTTTAAAAAATGAAAATGTGAATAATTCATCTCCTCTATAAATCGCTACAGCTAAGCCAGAATTAATTGTCTCTTTCATTCTATATAATATTTCATCAACAGAATCAGATACACTCGAACAAAAATAATCGTCAAAATCATCTGGTTCTAAATTGCTAGGCAATTTAACAACAGTATAAAAATTAACATTTTTATCTCCCTCTTGTGTTTTCACCAACATTCTTACTTCAACTACTGGTGTCATATCTGTCCATACTCTTCTATTAGTCTCTTTAGGTACCATTTTGCTTTATTTAAATCCTCTACTCCGTTTTTATCTCTATATCTCCAAATGTATTTAATAATATTACCTTGAAGATAATATTGATACCCTTCACCCGTTGCTGATCTTATGGCATCAATACATTGAATCTCACTTTTAGTATAATGTGATGGGTTATTTACATTATCTTTCTTCATGTTTATCTCTCACATCATTCACCATGTCATCTACTCTACCCTTATTCCACAAATAATTCAAATAACATGCTGCTTTATACTTTGTCCAAGAAAAATCAAACCCTGAAACTATGACACCATTACGACCTAACATCTCTCTTTGCTTGTCACTCATTCTTTCATTAAGCCATCTTCTGCCCTTCTTAGCACTATCGCTATCCTCAATCTCTCTTAGAAAGTCATCAGCAGAAGCAATCGCTTGTTTTCGTGTTCCAATACTTATCATTCTTATATGACCACCAGATCGCTTAACAAGACCACATGATAATTCACCAACATCAATGACCATAGAAAAACCATTGAACCCTGTCGCTGTTACACATTTTCCTGTGCCAAATATATCTACCCATCTAAAAGGTGATCTATCCAGAAGATCAACTTCTGTCATGGAAAACTCTTCTAACTGTGAGTTATCATTACTACCAAACTCAAAACCACACATAGGACATTCTCTGACACCCAAAGGCACTACTGAATTACACTCTGGACAAACCTTCTCAGGTGCATCACCCTGTAACTCTGACTGTGAACCCTCTAAGTTTACTTCTTCTTCGAGTGAGCCATGTGTCAAAACAGATGTGCCAAAGTCAAGAACAACACAATCTGTCTTGACAATATCTGGATATTCATTCTGGTCTATGGTTCGCAAACCACGACCTATCATCTGAACCATTGTTGATTTATACGAACAAGGACGGGTTAGAACAATACAGGATACAGGAGGTGAGTCAAACCCCTCTGTTAGTACAGATACGTTGACTACGACCTGTGTATCCCCACTTGACAAATCCTCCAAAATCTCCCGTCTTTCAGTTTTGTCTGTGTTCCCTGTAACTATCTTTGCATTGACACCTTCTTCTACAAATTCCTGACATAAATCTTCTGCATGTGCAATTGTCGAACAAAACACCACAGTCTTTCTGCCGTTTGCTTTATCTACCCATTCGCTTACAACCCTTTGATTGATTGCTCGTTTATTCATAATACGAGCTACTTGATCCATATCAAAATCAACCACTGTTTTCCGAACATTTTCAAGTTCAGAACGTACACCCACGTCAATGACGTAGGTTTTTGGGGAGACAAGAAAACCCTCACGAATGAGTGTTGATATTTCGATCTGATGGGAGCAATTGGTGAAGACTTCACGTAAACCTTTCTTATCCCCACGATTAGGCGTAGCAGTGAACCCAACGATCTCAACCTTATCATTAATTTCTTTAGCATAATTTATAATCCGAGTGTAAGTATCGGCTACGACATGATGGCTTTCGTCAACAACAATCATATCCATAACCTTCATGTTATCTAAATTGTTTGGTCTGGATAATGTCTGCACCATAGAAAATACAGCATCTCCATTCCAATCTTTCTCTTCAGCATTTACAATGCTAGTTAATATATTAGGATTTATGCGTTTAAATTTATCCATATTCTGATTGACCAGCTCATCTCTGTGCTGCAGAACCAGAACATTTCTTCGGGTTTGGCAGCGTTTACCTATCAAAGCAGAAAGCATTATTGTTTTGCCTGCACCCGTTGGTGCAACAACAACAGTATTGCCATGCTTATCCAAAGCATCTATAGCCGAATCAACAGCAATCTCTTGGTATGGTCTAAGTAACATTATACTTCATTACCCCAAGCATCCCAACCACTAACTTTTTGTCTAGCAAACAATTCTATTCTTGGTTCATGCGATACATTTTCTATTTTAAAATACATTTGATTTGGTTTAGAGCTATGTTTGTGTCTTTTATCAAAAACAACAGTGCTTTCATTTTTTACTTTTGGTTTAAGTTTTCCTTTTACTCCAAACAAACATATCTCATGTTGTCCTCTAAAATAATATCCAATACCAAATCTATCTTTTACCCAAACAATATTTGTAATATATCTAAAACCCCAATATTCCATAATATCCAAACCATCTTTAAGAAAATTATTTGTAACCCACATAAATAACCAACAATCATCATCAGCAATAGATTGAACAGGTAAATTTTTTATATCTTGTGTTTTCATTAAAGAATAATGTCTATCTGCACCTCTTTTTATTTTTCCACCACCACTCTCAAACCAAGGTGGATCAGCGTATATTGT